AGGGCGGTCTGATCGATCACCCTGAAGATTACGTGGATGAAAAGGCAGAGAAACCGAAAAGGAATTATTATTAATGGCAGTAACAGGATTAAAAGCAGTTTTTCAGTGGGTGATGAGAACGATGATGAAGTCGAAAGGTGAGACTGGAATCGTTCAAACATTACCTAACAAAGATTTAGTAGAACTTAATACACAAATTACAGCACAACGTTTGATGCAGAATGGTATCGATCCAACTCAATTAAAAAATGCTGACCAGGTAGAGAATGCTATTATTGCAATAGAGTCTAAACCTAAAACAGGAGGAGTCACATCTGCAAAATCTGCAAAAGTATTTGACATGGAAGGTAAAGAGATTGATCCTAAAAAAGGTATCATGGGTGGTAAACAGGTTGACGACGATCTACCACCACCAGGTAGTCGTGGTGGCAAAGATGATATCGCAGCGCCAGCACAGTCTTCAGAAGAGACTATAAAAAATATGATTGAGGCAGAGAACAAAAAGAATATTAGTAAGATGAGAAATAGAAAAATGGTTAAGGATGCGATTGATAATGCATCACCAGGATTTGTATCTGGTGATAGAAAGTATAATGCGCAACTTGTTGCAGAAGATTTAGCAGAAAGAAAATTTGGTAAAGAGTTTTATGATTTAGATCAAAGACAACAGATGGATCTTTACGATGAAGCACTTGAAGGATTATCAAAACAAACAAGAGGTATGCCTGATCCAGATGACTTTGCACAAGGTGGACGTGCAGGATTTTCAAAAGGTAAACTTGTAGATCTTGCAAGACGTAAATTTTTAAAAGCAGCAGCGGGAGTTGGTGCAGGTATAGGTGCACTTAAAACAGGATTATTAGGTATTGGTAAAGAAGCAGCACCTATGGTTGAAGCTGCAAAAGAAACCGTAACCAAAGCTCCAGATTATTTCTTTGCATTAGTTGATAAGATTAAAAGATTTGGAAGATCAGTTGATGATGCAGTTGCTGATAGAAGGCTTGAACAAACTTATAAATATAAAAATTATGAGTTAAGAGAAAATGCATTTGGTGAACCAGGAGAAACTATTATTACAAAAACAGATGATATGGGTGAGTTTGGTTACAAAGAAGAATCTATGAGATTTAAAAAAGGTGGACAAACAGAAGATGGTTTTGTGCCAGACGAGTATGAAGAAGTAACTGTAAGACCAGACGCAGAAGGTAAATTAAAAGATGTTGAAGATGGAATTGAAGACGTATCAGAAATTATAGAAGAAGCTACAAAATCTGCACCACCAATTAAAAAAGCAAGTGGCGGTATCGCTAGAATGTTAGGAGAATAATGCATCCAAAAGATAGAGCACAGATGATGGCCTATATGCTTCGATCAGGTATCAAAGATAAAGTTAAGTTTGCATCAGATATTGCAAAGCCCGTAGATAAATTTGAAGTACAACAAATAAAATTATTTAACGAGTTTAACAGACGTAATCCAAGAACAAAAAAAGCTGATGGTGGTATGTTAGTAAAACCAAGCGCCGATGGATCTAGACCTGGGTATAATGGAGAAAATTTAGACAGGGCAGCATATAAAAAGATTAGACCAATTACAAAAGCTAATATAGATAACTATACTTATTTCACGAGCAAAGAAGCTGCTAAACCATATAAGTATAAAGTTCAATTACCCACAGAGTCAGGGGTCCGTTATCGTACAGAACTTTTTAAAACTAAAAAAGCAGCACAAAAGGCAATAGATGGAGCAGAAATAACTAATAAAGATTATATCGAAGGTTTGATTAAAACCAAACTCCCAAAAGGTGCTACTGTGTTTGATAAAGGAAGAGTAAAAATTCCAACAGGTGAATTTGTTGGAACTGGCAGAGATAGGGCCGAGATATTTATAATACGAAACAAAGATGGCACTAACCCTAAATATACGGCAGCTGGCGCGGGGGGAAAAAGAAAATTATTTGATAACATTGATTTATTAAAAAGAGAAAAATTAAAATCAGAAAAAATTTCTAAGGCTAAAAAAATAGATTATTTTAATCCAACTAAAACAGAATTAGAAAATACTTTAAAAGATTTATATAAAAATCCAAAAATAAAAAAAATAATTAATAGAAATAAACCCTTACCAAAAGATTTTACAACCGTAGCAAAAATATTAAAAACAACAGAAAGCTCTGCACAAACAAAACTTTCCCAACTTTTTGATGCCATGAATCCTGATGGGACAACAACCATAGAAGGCATTCCAAAAATTAATAAAAATAAAGCTAACCTTTTTCAAAATTTTTATCAAAAATCAAAAGTTCCTAAAACTATAATTGATACAGCTATTGGACAGTCTGTTGGAGAAAAACCTTTAAGTCAAACCAGACAGAATATTCAAACCTCTTTACAAGAAGCTGGTATTGAAGGAGCTGACACAGATGAAGCACGTGCGAGAAGTGTTGGTTATAGAATGAACACAAAACCATATTCTATATTTGGACAAGTTATTAAATCAAAAGAAAACCGAGATATTAAACGGGGATGGGATGCTGTTTCACAAAAACTTGAAGAAAATGTTCAAAACGCTATATCAGAATTTGGTGAAAATTCAGAACAAGCTAAATTAGCAAAAGATAGATATAACTCTAGAGCTGTTGATTATGAAAAATTGTTAAATAAAAATTTAAGAAAAGGCGCATTAAAAATTAGATTGCCTAAAATAACTTTTGACGATCCAAGTAAAGCTATAAAAAATAAAGCTGCTTACGAAAAATATAAATCATTTTTTGACAAAAATTTTGCAGAACAAAAATATAGTTTCGAAATAGCAAAAGATTTAAAACCACTTCCACAAATTGATACAGAATTAAAAAAACAAAAAAATATAACTAAAGCAAAGGAGGCTTTTGATTTTGGTGATGCAAGAATGTATGCAAACCCTTTCTTTAGTCCAGGTGTTTTAAAAGAAGCTTTTAAAACTATACCAACACCACTTGGTGCTGTAGGATTAACGGCAGGTTTTGGTGTAGACCCAACGTCTGCGATTGATAGAGCAAGTATTGCAGCAGAGGCTGCGTTTGCACCACAACTTGTAAAACAATCAGCTAAGTTTGGACCTGTCGCTCAAAGAATATTTAATTTAGGTTTAACTCCTGCTATGGCTGCAAGAGTAGCAAGAATTGCATCACCACTTGGTATTGCATCGCTAGGTGCAGAAGGTTTGTATCAAGCAGGTAAGTTTACTAAAAAAAGAATGGATGAATTAAAAGCAATGTCACCAGAACAAAGACAGCAGTTAAGAGCCGAGCAGTCTGCTCTTGCATTTCAAGGTGCAAGAGATGGCGGATTGATTGGAAAAAAATCAGGCCCACCACCAATATCAGGACCTACTCCACATGGAGACGAGGGGTTGCCAGGTATCTTTAAACGTGGTAAGAAAGGATAGGAGTATTAAATGGCAGAAATAGAAAAAGGACTCCCGAACACTAGAACTAAATTAGATGTCCCTTCAGAAGAAGAGATAGCACAAGAAGTTGCCGTTCAGGAACCAGAAGAACAAAAAGGACCAATAGAAGTTATACCAGAAGAAGATGGTGGTGTAACATTAGACTTTGAACCAGGAGCGATCAATGTTCCTGGAACCGAATCACACTTTGACAATCTTGCAGATCTTTTACCAGACGATGTATTAGAACCAATTGGTAATGACATGGTGCAAAACTATATGGACTACAAAGCATCTAGAAAAGACTGGGAACAAGGGTACATACAAGGTTTAGATCTTTTAGGATTTAAATACGAAAATAGAACAGAACCATTTCAAGGAGCTTCAGGTGCAACACATCCAGTGATGGCAGAAGCTGTTACACAATTTCAAGCACAAGCATACAAAGAATTATTACCAAGTGATGGACCAGTTAGAACACAAATCATTGGTGTAAAAAATCCTGCAACAGAACAGCAAGCACAACGTGTAAAAGATTTTATGAATTATTTAGTTATGGATCAAATGAAAGAATACGAAGCTGAGTTTGATTCTATGTTGTTTCATCTACCACTAGCTGGATCAACATTTAAAAAAGTTTACTATGATGTAAACCTGGGACGAGCTGTATCGAAGTTTGTACCAGCAGATGAATTAATCGTTCCGTACACGGCTACCTCATTAGACGATGCGGAAGCGATTATTCATAC